CGCTTTGATATTGAAAATTCTTGAAGAGATGAAAGAAGAACAGAAAGAAACTAAAGAAAAAATACACGACAGAATTTCTAAAATACAACACAAGGTAGAAGAAAATCAGAAGTATGCCTTGATGGCCGGTGCTGTCCTGAGCACCATTGTGACAATCGCTCAACTGTTACCAATGTTCGGTTGGACCTTGACACCCGTCGATAAGACTGCTATGCTGGAAAAAACGCCAGTAGTCCATGTTGTATCTTGATACAAAGTACATTTCTTTAGTATCCTACAAACTTCAAAAATTTAAAAAGACAAATAACACCTACAACTTCAGATGCCCCTATTGTGGCGATTCCCAAAAGAACAAGAATCGTGCAAGGGGGTATTTCTTTCAGAAGAAAGGTTCCTACATCTATAAGTGTCATAACTGTGGTGTGGGTAGAACTCTTGCAAACTTTTTGAAGGATAACGATTCTTCTTTGTTTTCTGAATATGTTCTTGAATCATACAAGAATGGTGCTACTGGGAAAGGAACAACTGTACCAACTCCCGAATTTGAATTCAAACCACCTGTGTTTGAAAACAAAGATATTTTTTCTGAACTCGAAAAAATATCAGATCTAAATAAAACACACATCGCTCGTAGATTTATTGAAGGACGAAAATTGCCTTCTAATTTATTCTATTATTGTCCAGAATTTAAGCAATGGACAAACAAACACAAAAAAGTATTCGAAGATACGAAGTACGATGAACCCAGAATAATTATTCCTTTGCAGGATAAAAATGGTATCATTGGGTATCAGGGGAGATCTTTGTCTCCAACTGCTACCATTAGATACATTACAGTTATTTTGGATGAAAACAAACCAAAGATTTATGGATTAGATCGTATTGACTCTAAGGAACCAGTTTATGTCACAGAAGGACCCTTCGACTCCCATTTCCTTGGGAACTCTATCGCTATGTGTGGTAGCGATGTTGACCTTAGCTCTCTGGATTATCAGTTCATATTCGTCTACGACAACGAACCGAGAAACCGAGAAATTGTCAATAGAATTGAAACGACAATTGGAAAGGGAAATGAAGTAGTAATTTTCCCCCATGACATCAAGGAAAAAGACTTAAATGATATGGTACTTGCTGGACATGATGTTCAAACTCTGGTAGACTCAAACCGGTATAAAGGATTACAAGCAACTCTTAAACTCACGCATTGGAAAAAGGTATGACAAACGGATTCAAGGTTAAAAAGCGCAATGGTAACGTTGAACCCATTGCACTCGATAAACTTCATAAGATGGTAGATGCCGCTTGTGAGGGTCTTGCAGGAGTCTCTGCAAGTCAAGTAGAGATTCAATCAGGAATCCAATTTTTTGATGGTATTACTACGGAACAAATTCAAGAGATTTTAATTAAATCTGCACATGATTTGATTACTCCTGAAAATTATAATTATCAGTTCGTTGCTGCTCGCCTTCTTCTCTTTAGTGTTCGTAAGAAGTGGTCTCAGCAAAATGGTGTTGAGTGGGATAAACTTTCCCTTTATGATCATATCTTGAACAGTGTTCATGATCGTAGAATCTATGACGGTATGATTCTCAAAGATTATACTGAAGATGAAATTGCTGCTGCTGGTGAATGGATTGATTATGATCGTGACTTTTTGTTTACTTACGCTGGATTACAGCAGGTAGTAGATAAATATCTCGTACAGGACAGAGACTCTGGAACTCTTTATGAGACCCCTCAGTTGATGTATATGATGATTGCTTTGGTTTCTTTCTCCAAGTACAACAAAGAGACCAGAATGTCCTACGTTAAGAGGTTATACGATGCCATCTCCAAACACAGAATCAACATTCCCACACCTATCATGGCGGGAGTTAGAACTAAGCTTCGACAATATGCAAGCTGTGTTCTTGTTGATGTTGATGACTCCAAACATAGTATCCCTCATAGCAATAGTGCTGTTTTTTCATATGTTGCACAAAGGGCGGGAATCGGTCTTAACTTCGGCAGAATCCGTGGCATCGGAAGCAAAATCAATGGGGGAGAAGTTATACATACAGGGATTATCCCGTTCCTCAAAATGTATGAAGGAACTGTCAAATCTTGCACACAAAATGGCATCCGAGGCGGATCAGCAACTGTCCACTTTCCAATCTGGCACCAAGAGATCGAAGATCTGATTGTCCTAAAAAATAATAAAGGAACGCAGGATAACCGAGTTCGTGGATTAGATTATAGTATCCAATTTAGTAAAATTTTCTATGAGCGGTTTATCAAAAACGAAGACATCACCCTCTTCAGTCCGCACAATGTTCCAGGTCTTTATGATGCTTTTGGTAGTGATGGATTTGACGAGTTGTATGTGGATTATGAACGAGATGAGTCTATTCCAAGAAAAACTATTAATGCTCAAAAACTCATTCTGGACATCTTGAAGGAGAGAATGGAGACAGGTCGTATTTATATTATGAATATCGACCATTGCAATAGTCATTCTTCATTCAAAGATTCAATTTATATGAGTAATCTTTGTCAAGAAATTACTCTTCCTACAGATCCTATTCAACACTATGAAGATGAAGGCGGGGAAATTGCACTGTGTATTCTTGCTGCTATCAATGTTGGTAAGATTAAACAGTTCTCTGATATGGAAGAACTATGCGATCTGAGCGTTCGTATGCTTGATGAACTGATTGATTATCAAGAATATCCTGTGAAGGCAGCAGAACGTGCTACAAAGGCACGTAGGTCTCTTGGAATTGGATTTATTGGTCTTGCTCACTGGTTGGCAAAACACGGTCTTAAGTATGGAGATCAAGAGTCTTTGATTGCCACGCACAAACTTTCTGAAACACTTCAATATTATTTGCTGAAAGCATCTAATCAACTGGCAAAGGAGAAAGGTGCATGTGCAGCATTCCATCGTACAAAGTATGCAGATGGAATTCTTCCTATTGATACATATAAAAAGGACGTAGATACATTAGTAGAACCAGAATATTTGTATGATTGGGAATCTCTTAGAGCATCTATTACCGAACATGGTCTCAGGAACTCAACACTGTCCGCACAGATGCCTTCGGAGAGCAGTTCCGTTGTGTCAAATGCCACAAACGGAATCGAACCACCTCGGGCATACATGTCCATTAAAAAGTCAAAGAAAGGGGTTCTTAAGCAGATTGTTCCTCAGTACGCGAGTCTGAAGAATAATTACACTCTTCTTTGGGACATGCCTTCTAACGAAGGATATATTAAACTGGTTGCTGTTATGCAGAAGTTTTTTGACCAAGCAATCTCTGGAAACTGGAGTTACAATCCTGAAAATTATGAAAACAATGAGATTCCAGTGTCTATTTTGGTCAATGATTTACTGACTACATACAAGTACGGTTGGAAGACATCTTACTATCAAAACACATATGACATTAAGAAGGATGGAGATGTAGAACCTCAAGAATCAATTAACGATATTTTAGAAGCACTTAAACAAACGGAGGAAGATGACTGTGAATCTTGTAAAATCTGAACAAGATATCAAACCCACCCAGATAAAGGGAATGACAGTATTTAATACTGAGACTGTCAATCTCAAAAAGCAACCAATGTTTTTTGGCAAACCTCTTGGAGTTCAGAGGTATGATAATTTTAAATACCCAGTTTTTGATAAACTTACTGAACAACAACTTAGTTATTTCTGGAGACCCCAAGAGGTCTCCCTTCAAAAAGATAGAAACGACTATTTAAAACTTACTGATGCTCAGAAGCATATTTTCACCAGTAATCTAAAGTATCAAATTCTTTTGGATTCTGTTCAGGGTCGTGGTCCTGGACTTGCATTTCTTCCTTATTGCTCTCTGCCTGAGTTAGAAGCATGTATGGAAGCATGGGGGTTTATGGAGATGATTCACAGTAGATCATATACATACATTATTAAGAATGTATATCCTGACGCTTCTGCTATATTTGATACCATTCAAACAGATCCAAAGATTCTTTCCAGGGCATCTTCTGTTACAGAGTCTTACGATGATTTCATAAACTCTGCACACCAGTACGATAACAGTACAATGTGGGAGTTAGCAGTTGAAGGTCACTATGCTGGGAAGTATGAGAGGATGTCTCTCAAACGAAAACTCTATAGAGCCATTGCTAATGTCAACATCTTGGAAGGTATTCGATTCTATGTCTCGTTCGCTTGCTCATTTGCGTTTGGTGAACTCAAACTTATGGAGGGATCCGCTAAAATTATCTCTCTCATCGCCAGAGACGAAAACCAGCATCTTGTCATTACTCAGAACATCCTCAACAAGTGGAGGGATGGAGATGATCCAGAATTTGAACAAATTGCTAAAGAAGAAGAACCTTTTGTAAGAGAAATGTTTAAACGCTGTGTCAATGAAGAAAAAGCATGGGCACAGCATCTGTTTAAAGATGGATCTATGATTGGTCTCAATGACAAACTTCTTTACAATTATGTTGAATGGATCGCTAATCGTCGTATGAAGGCAATTGGTTTGAAACCCGAATACGATATTCCTGCTAAAACCAACCCACTTCCTTGGACAGAGCATTGGTTATCCTCTAAGGGTATGCAAGTTGCTCCTCAAGAAACTGAAATTGAGTCTTATCTTATTGGTGGCATTAAGCAGGATAAAATTGATGTTGGTGGTTTCCAATTATGACTTGGAAACTAAAAGCACTTGCCGACCCTGAATTAAAACATAAAGATTGGATGCTTCTTAAGGTGGGTCCTACCACCTTAGGAGATATGTTTAAGTATCAAATCATGAAAATCAGATACATGATATCTGATTGATAAATAAAATAGGTTGTCACCTATTTTATGAAAGAGTATGATAACCCGTGGATCTATCAGGGTAAAATTTTTGACACTGAAGATATTAATGGGTATTATGGATTTGTATACTTAATAACAAATACTACCAATAATAGAAAATATATTGGTAGAAAATATTTTTGGTCTTTTCGTAAAAAGAAAGGACATGCCCGAAGAACTAAACAAGAATCCGATTGGAAAAAATACTACGGATCTTGTCCAGAACTAAAGGAAGAAATTAAAACTACCGGGAAAGAATATTTTAAGCGTGAAATGCTTAGTATTCATACTACATTGGGTAAATGTAACTATGAAGAAACCAGACAACTATTTGTTAACAATGTATTAACAGAAAGTTTAGACGATGGTACTCCTGCATATTACAACAGCAATGTTCTTGGTAGATACTACCGAAAAGATTATTTCACTTATGATTAGTTTACTTACCTCATTATTTTTTATTATTCCTGAACCTAAACCCCAGGCACAAGTTATTGAAGTCCAACCCTATAGGGCATCTTGGAAGTGTCCTGGATGTAACGACAACGAAAAGTATGTCCTTGAACAACTTCAAGCAAAAACCAGAATCTCAGATCGCAATGCACTTGCTACGATCATGGGAAATATTAAATCGGAAAGCAACTTCCATCCCAACATATGCGAGGGAGGGGCTCGAGTTCCTTACAACGCTTGCCATAGCGGGGGGTATGGTCTTATTCAGTGGACCAGCATAAATCGTTATAACAATCTTGGTAAATTTTGTGCCAGGTATGATTGTGATCCTTCTACTATTGAAGGTCAGACTCGTTACATGATTAACGAATCCGTATTCCAACGTTATCTTCCAGAGTTTGAAGGTCCTGGTCGTACTGTTGATCAGTATATGGTTGCTGCTTACTACTGGTTAGGTTGGGGCATCAAAGGATATCGTCAACAATATGCATACGATTACACTAAGAAATTTAATTTTTCTTAGGGGTTGACATCACCCTCTCTCTATGGTATTCTTAGGGAGTTCAAGACTCAATAGCTCAGTTGGAT